AGGTTAGTGTAGAAGTAGACCACTCGGATGTCAGTTTAAGTGAAGTAGCAGAACTTTTAGAACAAGCACTGAAAGGTGCAGGTTTTATGGAGTTAATACAGATTTACTTAGACCAAGAGCCTAACGAAGCACTAAAGAAGGCGGCAGAGAATTACAAGAGAAAAAGAAACCTTTAAAACCAAAGAGAAATGAGTGAGCAAGAAAAAGCCACAAAGATTCTATTCTACCTTTTAGCCTTTACGATTTGCATATTTGCTCTAAGTGTACTGGCTTTGCTTTATGTTTATACCCACCCTACAATCAGTTTGTAATGAATGGTTATTGTGATTACTTTCCTTGCTCAGAAGATTATTGCAAGTGTTTAAAAAAGTCTTTGAGAGAATATCGTTTACAGAGATCTGAGAACATTAGAAGTAAGATGATTGAGTGGTTGAACAAAAACAATATAAACTATGAGTTTACAAAAACAGAAGGGATAGTATTGTTAACGTCAAAAAACCATCAAGCTTTCTTATCTCTAGCAACATCAATCAATGAGAAGAAAAAAGTAAGACTGAAGGGAAAAGGAAAGTGGTATAGAATATCTTCTGCTAGGATTAAAAAAGAATTTGCAAAAAAGTGAATCGTTAAAAGGTGATAGTTTTTAATGTTAGACAAGATCATTTAGATCAAGCTTCAGCAAGGTATGACTTCCAGAAACTTAACGGATCTATTACAGGAGGTGGCGGCAATCTGTCTGGTGCTTTAGGCGAAATCGCAGTCCTGGAGATCATGAGAGACAGAAACAATATCATAACAGATGTAAGCACATACGACTATGACATGATCATAAACGGGAAGACTATTGATGTTAAAAGCAAAAGGGCCAACTACCCACCAAAGCTTGGGTATAAGGTTGCGGTTTCTTCCTGGAATACAAAACAGAAGTGCGAATACTATGTTTTTACTTTTGTGATGAACGACATGAGCAAGGTTTACATTCCTGGATACCTAGACAAAGAGACTTATTTTAAAAAGGCGTTGTTTTTTAAAAAGGGAGATGTTGTTGTAGAGGGGTTAAATAAAGGCTGGAGCTTTTCATCAGACTGTTATATTCTTAACTTTACAGAATTAAAACCTTTACATACTTTAAAATGAGCTGCAACTGCACTAAGCCTATGACAATTATAGAACTGTGTTTTAGAGATCGTGACGAAAACGGCATAGAAAAAGATTAGATTATGAACCAAGTGTATTGGTGGGACGATGATCAGCTCCAGGAGTGGCAAAAAGAAATATTAAAAAAGCAGGGTTATGATAAACCGAGAACAACAGATAAGAGATGTAGGCCAAGAGGTTGTAGATCTATTAGTAGAAAAGAATAAAGCGTATGGCAACAGTGCGTTAAATCCCGCAAACATATTTGCAAAAGGAAGTGCTGTAGAGAATCTTTGTTCTCGTATTGATGATAAGCTTATGCGAATAAAAAACAGAGGGATAGTTGAAGATACAGAAGACACCATCAAAGACCTTATAGGTTACTTAATATTACTTAAAATTGCATTGAATGAATCTACTAGAGAGAAAGATTACGATATTTCAAACGATCTACCAAAAGGAGGAGCCGATAATAAAAACTATTGGGTACGCACTGACTCGTATACAAAGCGGGAGGAGCAGATCAACTATTGAGGATGTAAGAGCTGGGAGAAAAGACAAAACCAATCTACCTGTAGTATGTTGGTCTGGTCAGTTTGCTAGAAGGTCTGATGATGCTTTAATGGAGCATAGCGGATTTACAATCTTAGACTTTGACAAGCTAGAAGATGTTCTCCAGGTAAAAAGACAGCTTGCAGAAGACAAGTATATTTTTGCCATCTGGGTGTCTCCAAGTGGGAACGGTCTGAAAGCTCTGGTCCAGTTAAAGTTCCCAGATAAACATAGAGATCAATTTAATGCATTGATCAACTACTATAGTAAGAATTACGGTATCAATCTAGACAAGTCTGGGAAGAACGAGTCCAGGGCTTGTTTTGAGTCTTACGATTCTGACCTGGTTATTAACACAGATGCAGAGATCTACTCTGGAGTCTTAGTGGACCAAGTGGAGCTGCAAAAGATTAACGCACTAGACAAAGGGACCGACTACAGGAAGCTCAACATTGCAGCCAGGATCATTAGATTGGCAGATGACGGGGAAAAACACCACGCCTTGTTAAAAGCTGCAACTTTAGTAGGAGGATACATTGCAGCAGGGAAAATTGAGCAAGAGGAGGCCGTAAGAATATTAATCAGAGAGATCGCCAAACGTGATATAGATTCCCTGGAGAATGCTAAGATCACCATACAAGATGGTATATCACACGGAAAGAATCTACCAATTCGTGAGGTAATAGAGCAGGAGAGTGATGCCATGAAAGCTATAGAGCTGGATGAGATGGACCTCTCTTTTATAAGCTCTGAAGACGATGATTACCATTACATGGTTGAGTTTGCTGAAGGAAGAATTCCAGAAGGACTAAAAACTGGGAACCAGAGAGTAGACGATCACTTTCGATTTAAAAAAGAATTGTTTATCGGGATGGGTCACTCTAATGTGGGAAAGACAACCTTTATGCTCTACTTGATGATAGTGGCAAGCGTGAAGCACTCCTGGAAGTGGTTGGTGTATTCTAGTGAAAACAAAACAGCCATGGTAAAAATAAGGTTGATGGAGTTCTACCTGGACAGACCTGTAAAAGCTATGCAGCCCAAAGAACGTAAAGAAGCATACAAATGGGTGAGCAAACACTTTACATTGATCAGCAACCACGAAGTTTATAGCTATACAGACTTGATATTAATGAGCAAGAAGACCATGCAGACAAAAAAGGTCGATGGCATTTTTATTGATCCATACAACAGTCTGAAGGTAGCAGCAAGCAAAAACAGCATCATAAGCACGCACGATTATCATTACCAAGCTCTGCGTGAGCTGCTCACATTTAGCGTTAATCACGATGTAGCCGTATGGGTCAATATGCACGCAATGACAGAAGCTCAGAGGAGAAAAGGTCCAGACGGCTTGCCCACCGCCCCATACGCTGAAGATACTGAAGGTGGGGGTAAGAATGTTAATGTTGCCGACTCAGTAGCAACGATACACAGAAAGGTTCAAGCGTCCACAGCTCATGACAGAAGGGTTGTAGAATTTCACATACGAAAGGTGAGGACCAAAGAACTTGGGGGTTGTCCTACAAGCATCAGTGATCCACTTCTTTTTAGAATGAATACAGATGGTACTGGTTTTAGATCTTTAGATGGGGAAGATCTCTATGATCCTATAGCTCAAGGAACTCCAGTTCATAACCTTTCACAAAATACAGCGTACAATTTGGAGTTTTAAAAGCAAAACCTCTAAATTAGAGTATGTTTAAAAGAAGAAAAAAGGGAGCTGTACAGTCAAACAAAAAAGTTATTGACGGCATCACCTTTGCCTCTGGCTTAGAAGCATATTGCTACCAGAAACTTAAAGAGTCTGGACTGGAATTTGAATACGAAGGAAGAACATTTGAGCTGCTGACATCAAGCAAATACGAAGGCGTGTATTACAAGAGTGTCCCCAAAAGCAAAGAGATGAAATCCTACCAGGGGAAAAAGATCCATCCAATCAAATACACCCCAGACTTCTTCTCCAGGAAACATAGATTTATCATTGAAACAAAAGGATTTGTGCCTAGCCAGCACACTTTTCCTCTAAGATGGAAAATGTTCCTACACTACCTAAACGAAAATTCAATGGGTGACTACAAGCTGTTTCTCCCCAGAAACCAAGAGCAAGTAAGATCCGTGATTGATATAATAAAAAGCCATGACTGACCAGGATCTATCAAAAGCTTATTACACCAGTACAAGCAGGGTCATCGATCTCATGCAAAACCTATATGATGTTCTACACCATAACAATGGTAATCCAATCAATGAAAAAGACCTGGTGTGCAGGTTAACCAACGAACACCTTAAAGAGATACGCAGCGAGCTAGACCTAATA